ATTTTTAAACAAGTTTATTTTATCTTTTAGAAAGTAAGGATGCCAAAAAGACCATCACGTGAAAAAGCATCAGAACGTAAAGCTTCTGCTGATCTAAGTGATCCACCACCTAAACGGAAAAAAAAACAAGAAATTCAAGTTATAGAAGTTCAAGAAGTTCAAGAAGTATTTCAAAATTTAGTAATTGAAGAAGTTCCAAAAGCAAAAATTAAACCTGCCTTATCATTAACAAAAAAAGAATTAATCTATTTTAAAAAGTTAACAAATCAACAACAATTACTATTAAATTCAAGAATGGAAACATTACAATCTTATACTGAAGATTCTGAAATTCCTTTGAAATTTCGTATTCTTGAATTACCAGTATCTGAATATGTTAAATCAAACGTATTGAAAAAAATACAAATGCTTGAAGATGATACAGGTGAACATCATAAAATAAAGAATTGGGTTGATGCATTCTTAAAAATACCTTTTGGAAAAACTGTTCCTTTACCTGTATCATTAGATGCAGGGAAAGAAAAATGTTCAGTATTTTTACAAGATTCAAGAAGAACCTTAGATAGAGCTGTATATGGTATGTCAAATGCTAAAACACAAATTATGCAAGTAATTTCACAATGGATTGCTAATCCAGATTCTATAGGAAATGTTATTGCTTTACAAGGTCCTATTGGTGTAGGAAAAACTTCTATTGCAAGAAATGGTATTGCAAAAGCTCTTTGTCGTCCATTTGAATTCTTTTCTTTAGGTGGTGCATCTGATGTAGCTAATTATACTGGTCATTCATATACTTATGAAGGTTCAATGTGGGGTAGAATAGTTGATTCACTTATGCATTCGAAATGTATGAATCCTGTATTATATTTTGATGAACTAGATAAGATTTCAGGAACACCACATGGTGAAGAAATTGCTAGTATGCTTATACATTTAACTGATCGTTCACAAAACTCACAATTTCATGATAGATATTTTTCTGGTATTGATTTAGACCTTTCACAATGTTTATTTGTTTTTTCATTTAATGATATTAATTTAGTTAATCCTATCTTGAGAGATAGAATGCAAGTTATTCATTGTGGTGGTTATTCTGCAAAAGAAAAACAAACTATCTTAGAACATTATGTATGGCCTGATCTCTTAAAAAGATTAAAATTTTCTTCACAAGATATCTTTTTAACTTCTGAATCTTCTAAATTTTTGATTTCAGAATATTCTTCAAAAGAAGAAGGTGTTAGAACATTAATTAGAACTGCAGAAATGTTAGTAACAAGATTAAATATGTTGAGAATTGCTAATGAAGAAACTATGAAAGATTATAAATTTTATTTACAAGTAGATTTTCCTTTGGAATTAGGAATCCAACATATTAAAAAATTATTATTTGATTATGGCCAAAAAGAACCAGAACTGTGGAGAGCAATGTATAATTAAACTTTTCCGGATGGATAAGGAATTACAACATTAGTAGGAAATTGACCACCTGAAGCACCTACACCACCTGTGCATCCAATTACACCAAATCGATAACTTATTGTATTTGTTAAAGATTGAGTAATATCTGGTGTAACACCTGAAGGTTTCATTTGATAAATACTTTGACGTTTTTTAAATAATGTATAATCAGAAGCATCTCTCAACGTATACGTTCCAGTTACACCAGTATACCAATATTGTTTAGGTAAATTCAAATTAGAAGATGAACTCATTTATTATTTACGGAAGAATTAACGTTCCAGTTAATCCAGGTAAAGGAATTGCATTATTACCAACATAACCTTTTGTTACTATTCCACCATTTTCATTCGTAAATTGAACTCTAGGTATATTTGCACGATTTTGAGCAAAATTTAAACCATATCCTACACTATATACTTCATTCAAATTCAAATTTTGTTCACCTTGTTGTAAATCATCTGCAGTTAAAGATTGAAAAAGGATTTCCTTATTAAATGTTAATGTTGATACATCTACATTTTCTTTAGGAGCAGCATATGAACTAATACTTGGAACACTTGTAGTTTCAGGTATTGATTCAATATTAAAAACAACATATTTTTTTCGAGCCAATTGACTTAATGAAAACATCTATTATAAATAAATGATAGAAATTTTATTGCTTTTTGTTTGTTCTGTATTAATATCTTATTTTTGGTATATGAAAGAACATTTAACCTTAGAAGAAGTTGATCATAAGGTTTCTTCATTAACAAAAACTGTAAAGAAAATTGATAGTGATATGAAATCACAAGAAGAACGTATGGGTGCTGCATCTACTCAAGCTTCACAAGCACAAGCTTTATTACATTCTGCTAAGTCGTAAACCATCTACTATCTAAATATGGTGGAAAAATTTGTTTTTCTTCAGTAGTTGAAGGATTACTAGATGCAGAAGTTTTAACTTCAGACTCATTTAAAACTCGTGAATAAAATTGTAAATTACTTATACGTCCTGAAAATCCTGTTGGACTTACTAATAATCTTGCAGTATTTGTCTTAGGTAGATTTACTAATGTAGATTGTGCATATTCAATACCATCAATAAATACTTTCATTGAATGTTCTTCAACCGTTATACCTACATGTAACCATTTCTTTGCAGGAACACTAGTTATAGGAATAGTTTCTTGTGCTCCAAATGTATCTAATTTAACAATTAATGTATTATTATTTCCATCTAATAACAAGGCAGGACATGCTTGATCTAAATCAGGTGTTCCTTTAACAAAGATTACAGTTTGTTTACCATAATCAAATTTATCTATACGTAACCAACACGTATACGAAAATTGTGTGAGTTGTGATTGATTAGTTTGTAATTTTTTATTACCATCAACTGCAGTATCTATAATAGATGAATTTAGTTGAGGTAGAAAATACCACGCAAGAACAAATAATACTATAACTACTAAAACAATTATTAATTCATTTAACATTTATCTTAAAACACATATTTAGTTACTTCTTTTCCTCCTTTCCAAAAACCAAATTGTCCAGTATATGAATTTGTTTCATCAGGAATACTACATGGTGCACCTCCTAATGTAAATGTTTCTGCATCTGAAGGAATTAAACTTCTTGAATATGAATGGAATGAACACATCCATCCTGAAAATCCTCCATTATCATTAACTAAAACATCACCCAAAGCTGGTTTTGGAAGTCCAGTTAGTAAACATGATTTCACTAACTTTCCATTGAAATATACATCTAAATTTTTAGTATCTATTGTTATTGCTACTGCAACCCATTGTTGAATTGGAACATTAGGAATTTCACATATAAATACATCATCTGTTGCTCCAGAATGTCCTGCAGGAGCTGGTTCATTTTTTGATGTATTTTCATTAGGATATACAGAAATACTAATTTTCATAATATTATCAGAAGGATGTAAGGTTACTAAAGGATTTTGTATTGATCCTGAAGGATCACTTCTTGAAAATATATGTTTTTCTTCACCAAATTTATAATTCCAATCTTTTATATACATCCAATATTGATATCCATATGATGATTTTTGTGGTGCTTCAGATGAAGCAATTGTTTGTGTAACTTGTCCATCTTTTAATCCACTCGATGTCCATAAAGATTTAATTGGAACTGTTTTTGTTCCACTAACTTTTTGAGGTGTTGGTGTTGTAGGTGTAGTTGCAGGTGGCCATATTTTATCACGAATTAATGGCCATACAGCATAATATAATACAACTCCTAAAATTACTAATACAGATAGTATACCACCATAAAACAGTAAAGTAGATAACCATGTATTTTGTCTTTGTAAATCAGCTGCTGCTGCAGCTGCTTGATTAGCTGCTAGTTGTGCTTGGTTTCCAAAATCTTGTGCTACGTTTAATGGAACTGTAGCTATCTTAGCTAAATCAATACTAGCTTCAGGCATAGGTGCTTCAACTTTAGATGGCGATCCTCCCATTTGTGTATTACTGAGTAAATTATCAGAAATCTAAACATACGATGTTATAGAATAGTAAGATGTATTGCAATAATTGTGGAAAAAAAGGGCACGTATTTAAAATATGTAGAGATCCAATAATTTCATGTGGATTAATATTAATTAATAAATCAAAATTACCTATTGAAGATTCTTTAGAACTCTTGATGGTTAAACGTAAAGATAGTATGGCATATACAGAATTTCTTAGAGGTAAATATACTATTGAAGATACAGAATATATTCGTAAATTACTTTCTAATATGACTTCTGAAGAACAAATAAAAATAAGTTCAAATTCATTTGAATTTTTATGGAATAGTCATTGGGGTGATCATACTGGTCATTCTAGAGAATATGAATCATCTTCAAAAAAATTTAATGAATTAAACTTTAAAGAATTATTGAAAGATATTTCTTCTTTTATTGAATCAGAATGGGGATTTCCTAAAGGAAGAAGAATACATAAAGAAACTGATCTAGATTGCGCAATTAGAGAATTTTCTGAAGAAACTAATATTCCAAGAACATCATATACTATATGCTCTAATCTTATTTTAAAAGAAACTTTTATTGGAACAAATGGTATTCCTTATTCACACATATATTTTGTTGCTTTGAAAACATCAGATATTACTTTGTCATCATTAAATTCTATGCAAGAACGAGAAATATCAGCAATTTCATGGAAAAGTTTACAAGAATGTCATTCATTAACAAGACCACATTATTCACAACGTAAAGAAATGTTAAACTCTTTAGAACGCATTGTTAATACCTTTAACACTTAAATCTCCTTCTAAATTAAATGAATCTACTAATTGGTTTATCCATCCTTGCTATGTTAATTGTTGCAGGTGTTATTTTATCAGTATTAATTTCTGCTTTGACATGTAAAAAAACTTCAATATCAGGTTCTATTCCTGAAGGTATTTCATGGGCATTACCAATCTTTTTCGTATATTTTCTATTAAATGGAAATGTTATGGATGGTTATCCATCTTCTGTAGTCCTACCTATATTTTCACAACCCATGCAATCAGTCTCAGGTAATCCAGATCTCATAGGACAAATTTATGCAATGCTTCTTATAACATGTGTAGCAACTACACGAATGTTTCATACTACAGATGTAGCTATTTGTATACCTTCAAAAGATGAATCTAAGGCGTTTGAAGAAGCTCTTGCAAAAGAATTAAAAACTAAACAAGCGGCAAAAGAAAACCCTCCTTCTAAATAATGGAAGTTCCTTATAGGAATACAAAAATTCCTCTGAAAATAATTCCTAAAGGAACTATATTATTTCGTTTATCAAAAGATAGTGAAAATGATTTGCGTGGAGTTCTTTTAGAAGATGGAACTCGTTGTCTAACTCCTAATTTTAATGTGTTTTTTCATCCTAATCCATTCATTGGATTTTATTTATATAAAGATTATCTAGATGAAATTGGAAAAACAGTTAATGTATATAAAGTTTTAAATGATATTAAAGTTTTATCCTTAGTTAAACCATCTAAATATTCTAGAATGTCTATGAAGAATAAAACATTCATTACTCGTTGTTCTACAGTAAAACAAGGATGTTTACCTAGAAAA